AAAGAAACCTTCTCAGTTCATGCCAGTGACTGCTGATTTCAGTGCGTTCGCAAGATAAGTAATCGGCGAGAAGAGTAGAGAGATTTATTATATTATAGAAAAAATATATAATAAAGTATAACGAATATTTCATAAACATATGAAAAAAACTTCCATAATGAACGACGTGAATATACATCTAGAAAGGACACATATAGCGAATGAATTAAAATCGCTATTATCGAATTTTGATAATTCGTTGAACGACATTTCATATAAAAGGGGATTTTATATATACGGTTCGCCTGGTTCTGGAAAAACAAAATTCGTATTGGACGCTATTCGTGATCTAGGATATGACGTTATCAAATACGATGCTGGTGATGTGCGAAATAAAAACTTGATAGATACGATTACCAGTAGTAATATTGCATCTCAGAATGTATTACAAATGATGGAAAAGAAAAAGAAACGTATTGTAATTTTAATGGACGAGATTGATGGGATGAACAATGGCGACAAAGGAGGAATTAATGCGTTGATCAAATTAATACGCCAAAAGAAAACAAAAAAACAGAAATTAGAAAGTTGCACTAAGAACCCGATTATATGTGTGGGGAATTACAGCATAGATAAGAAACTAAAGGAGTTAATGAAAGTGTGTAATTTATTCGAGTTGAAACTACCTACTCAAAGTCAAATACATAACTTACTGAGTCATAATATTCAAAATTATCATAATGTAGACGAAGATAAACAAACAACCATTTTGAATTATATTCAAGGGGACCTTCGCAAATTAGAATTCGTGAGTAAATTGATTAACAACCCAGATTCCATCGACACGAATAAACTAAACATTATATTCAAACGCAAATCAGTAAACGAAGATGCGAAAAAGACAACTCAACAACTAATTAATTATCAGTATAAATTGGAAGACCATGCACGAATAATGAATGAAACTGACAGAACAATTATATCTTTATTATGGCATGAAAACATAGTCGATGTATTGGAAGAACAACCAAAAGAAAAGAGTTTTCCTCTATATTTGCGCGTATTAGATAATATTTGTTATGCGGATTACATTGATCGTATTACTTTTCAAAGTCAAATATGGCAATTTAATGAAATGAGTTCACTGATTAAAACGTTTTATAATAATAAATTGTACCACGAATATTTTGACAATAAACCGATTTTCAATCCACCTGAGGTACGTTTCACCAAAGTCTTAACCAAATATTCTACTGAGTATAATAATATGGTATTTTTGATTAATCTATGTCAAAATCTGGACTTGGATAAAAAAGATATGTTGGCGATGTTCCAAGAATTGCGACTATTCAAGGGTAAAGAATTCTATGAAAAGAATGATGTATTGAACGCAGTGGAAAAGATGTTTCAAGATACCAACATTACCAAGTTGGATATTAAACGAGTATACCGATTTCTAGATAAAAATGTCAAAAAGGACGCTATATTAGATGAAATTGAAGAATAAATATACTGAACATTTTCGCCAACATCACATTTGGGTCGACGAACGGTGTTTCTTTATCGATGTAATGATTTGTCTCAACACAATTGTAATTATATAGTTGTGTTGATAAGGTAGGGGTTTATACAGAAACTACCGGGTCGGTTTTATTGACGGGGGTTTCTCCAGTTTCAATAAAAGAAACCTTTTTATTGGATGTAACAGATACATTATTTTTATGAGTATTCAATAATTTTTGTTCTAACTCATTCTTTTCATGATTATGCAATAATTTTTGTTCTAACTCATTCTTTTCACCTTCAATTGTTTCCTTTTCTTTACGCAGAGTAACGGCTTTATTGTGCAATTCAACTAACTTATGTTTCATCAAATCAGACAGACGGTCAATCTCGGCTCGCTCTTGCTTCATTTTCTCTAATTCGCCTTGCTGTTGTTTAATAATCTCTACCACTTGTTTATTGGATAATTGCACTCGTCCTTCAGGGCGGTTCAAAATAATCGGACCATTCTCTTTCTGTTTTTCTAACATTTCTTGCTTCATTGCATCACGTTTTGCTTCAATTTCTTTGATTTGTTTCAACACGTCTGGCTTCATGTTTGGACGTCCAGGTTCGTAATATTTCAACATATTATCAATCTCCTCTAAAAAGAACTTTTTGATAGTCTTCTCATTCTTTCTACGAATGAAATTATTGACTACTTTACCAGATTCTTTGAAATACTTCGGGTCTTGTTGTTGATCAAACATTTTTCGTTTATCAAATGTATTATGGTCATGTGAAAATACCAAAATACTCTTCATCGGGTCTAATTGAACAAAAGGGACAGTGTAATCCTTCAAAAACGCACGCTCTTCTGCGAGAGCCGCGTGGTCCTCGTATTTCGTGTGCTGAATCAATTGCGTTCTGAAAGCAAATGTTCCTGCTGTAGCGTGATTCGGTCCATAAGGTCCACATTGCATCATTTTATTCATTCCTTTAAAATAAATATAAATCTCACTGGAACCAGCGCACAACGCATCTGGATTATCCATTAATGTTTCTACTGCGTGAGAAACGCGCTCAGGTGGATAGTAGTCATCATCATCCATATATACAATAATCTCACCTTTTACTTGTTGGTGCATAAAATTACGCTTCGCACCTAGAGGCATCTTGTTATCGACTTCATAATATTTTATTTGTGGAATATCTGCGGCCTTTATCATATCACCGATTTTATCAGTTCCATCATCGACGATAATCCATTCCATCTTAGACTTGGGGTAGTCTTGATTACGAAAACACTCAAACATGTTTTGAATAAAGGGACGACGATTAAAAGTAGGAGTACATATACTCACGAATGGAAGAACTCTCTGTTTCTTCTTTCCCATAATTGTTTGGATAATATTTACATTGAAAAGTGTTTATTTAGTTTTCAATGTAAATATAATTATATGTTGGATGGATGACTAATAAAGTGATTCGGCTGTCTGGAATATATAGGCGAATGGATTATCCATTAATGTACTCAACCCAATCATCAAAGCAAACGTAAAGGGTATTAACATATGTTTTAATCGTTCACTCTTCATATTTGCGTAATAATCTGAACAAGCAACACCAAATAAAACGATAAACGATAAATAATGTAAATTATTATACGAAAAATGTGCCATCCGATTTATATAGAATGCGATGTCACTGAAAAACCCAGTTTTACGACAATTACTTTTTTCGGGCATTTCATAATCCCTCATTTCTTGTGTCACCATCTTATTTAATTCGTTTACCAATTGGAATGCTTTACTTATATTCCAGTCAGCATAGAACCACATAGAAACCGTGCTTAGAATTAAGAAGAGTATTGCAAACAACATTACACCGACAAGGGGACCTAAAAATATAAACATGATAAGTTGAAGTATTGTCATAATACCCCAAGCGATTAAGAAATAGGTATTTGATTTTAAGAGTTCAATACGAGATTCGCTCATAGAAGAAAAAGACATAGCGAACACCCATAGAATACCAATTAACGGAATATACACATATGGATTTTCAAAATCTCCCTTCATAGTTGACCCCACTATACTTTGCATGATTGCCACACCGTGACGTGCCATAAAGAACGCAAACATAAATATCATCAAATACAGCGCATTTACATTGAATAAATCAGTAAGATATTTGGGAGCACTTTCAACAAAACTTCCGAACGAGTCAGCTAGAAACAACGGTCCGGCTAATAAAAAGTGAGGAATATTCCATTGAGGTTCCTGACCTTTTTGTATTTCGGGCGCAGGTTCTTTCATTTTACGTATATATTCTTCGGTATAACGATAAAATACTGGATATCCAGTAGCAAAATTAGATGTATCGAAATTTTTATCATACGGGTCGTATTCAGCAATACCCAACCGTTTTCCATCAATTCGTAAAAACATAGTGATGCATAAATTTGTAGTCAAATACAATGCGGCGAATATGGCAAAAAAACTATATACATACTCTTTCACGATTTTTTTATCATTTTCATACACTTTTTCGACAGAAAATGACCGAATCAATGTTTCAACTACTTTATCACCAAATGCATCTATGCTTAAAAAGAAATCACCTATTTTTTCTTTTGTTGATTTCCCATCACCTTCATCTTTATCTTCATCTGGTGTCTCTTGTTTGGGAGGTGGAGTTTCACGTTCATAGATATCATCTTTACCGCCTTCAAAATCGTCTTCTTTGAATTTCGCAATAGGATTCGTTGGTAATCCTTCAATTATCGGCTCACTCGAGGGGTCGGTTGTAACGTCGTCATGTATATTTTTCAATTGTTCAATATTTTTATAGTTATACAACTTCTTTTTCTTCTTGACTGATTGTATCTTGTGTTTCATATTTTCTACTTGGAATTCAGATGTATTATGTACAGGTTCTTTACTAAATGTTTTCTTATTTGATTTCTTTTCTGTGGTATTTATCTTTTCCATATGTATAATTTCTTTTTTATAATATACACTCTTATAAAAAAGCGGTCTAATCCTACTCATTATTTCGCATATAACATGCCGGCGTTTCCACCTACAAAGGAAAGTACATTATAGCGCTCTTCAAATAAGGTGAGATTGTAGTTGTAGTCATACAGACGCCAATTTGCTTTACGAATACCAACTGCATTGCCGCAAATATCACAAATAATATCAAACTTAGAACTATCACTTACAGGTGGTATGTATGTAGTCATCTCCAACTCAATATTTTTAAATTTACTCAAATTAATAGCACCTGAAGGTTGATAATCAAAAGGACTTGTATTCAAGCAGAAATTATAGCAGTACAATCCTTCTTTTGCATTTCCTTTTGTGCGTGTATATTTTTCTACATATTCATATACGCCATGTGTTAAAATATTTTCACGATATTCACCGTCTAACACAATGCCCATTGTTTCTAATATATGAGAACGGTTATCTACCGCATAATCCCCCGTAGTACTGATACCCGTGTTCACAGAATTACCTGGATGCATATCTGGATAAACAGTATTACCGTCACCTTGAGAAATTCCTACACTATTCGAGTTGACTGAATAGGTAGTAATATTTACAGGCAATTGTTCATACGGCCAATTGGAATAATTATCCCATTCATTTCTGAGATTTACGTCGTTTCGCTGTAAATACCACATCCAACTTGCAACCATTCCACTTGTCTCTAACTTCACTTTTTTTGTCCCTGTAATGTTTTCAAACTTATATTGATGAACATCTTTGACTAAATATACATGGTCTTTTGCTGCGAAAGTCTGGGATTCTTCCTTAGATAAGAAACAATAAGTTGATAATAGATGAACATCTGCGTTCCACGTAGACACTTTGTTCGCATAGTTTGATGGACTGATATCTGCCGAAGGAGGCGTTTGTAAAAATCGATACATTTGAAAACGAGAGTCATTGAAATCCGGTTGTACATATGGATAATTATAAACGATATCATAGACATCTCTTACTTGAAATAAATCTCTGATAGGTCGCATAGTCACATTAATCGTAAGTTCGTTATACTGCAGGGCAACCAATGGAAAAGCCGCACCATTGTTTAGACAAAACCAACTGTTAAGAGGAATATACAAATTGCGTCCACGAATAGAAGGTTCTGCTCCAGTGGAATTACTTGTATGATATGCGGAGGGATACGAATTTAAACGATGATGAGAACTTGCAGGGTCATTCAATTCACCTACATTGCCTGTCATTTTATTAAATAAGTCTTTTTTTTCGTCACTAAAATCCCTTTCCACCATAGACGCAATATATTCTCCACTATAACGCTGTAAATTCATGGAACCACAATTAATTTCTACTTCTTGAATCATCATCGATCCCAAGTTTTTTATCCAGCGATAGTCATAAGGCACCCAATTATTATTTGTACCATCACCATCGGTTCCAGCTGTAGG